TATTTAAAAATATTTTAAAGAAGGCCGCAATACTTTCTTCTGAACCGCGCGTATTGTAATATTTTACAATTATCTTATAGAGCGATACCTTATCCAACACCGTGCTGTTGGGTATATTTAGTGCAATAAGTTCACGTATATTGTCAAGATAAAGATTTGATGGTGTATCAATATCTTTATCTGTTATAATGCCGCCAATTTCGCTTGAAGGCAATCCAACAGTGTTAATGTATTCATAATACTTTTCTATGAAAGCAATCAAGTTTGCTGCGCTACCTTGAATATTAGATGGCAACAGAGATTGTGTACGCGCACTTTCCAAGTTGCGCGGGCGGCCGTCAGCAATACTTAATAACATACACTTTATCGGTCTCGTTTGAATGTGGTATAATCAGCGTTGCGGCTGCTGCCGCCCACTGCAATGCTATCATTTTCTGCATAAACACTAAGCTTTGCTGCGTTGATTGTAATAAGTTGATTGCGCTTTGGCGCAATATCATTGCTAGCTGGTATAATATCCAAAATAATGTCATAGTACTCGTCCGCATAAATAGAATCAATTTCAAATTTGCCAGTAACAACATTTATATTTCCAGCATTAGCATTTATTTTTATTCGGCTATTTGTATTTTGATCTATATAGTAAGTATACAATCTGCGATATGTAGAGTCGCCAGTTATTGATTCGTCACCCAAAAAGCATTCGGTAGACTTTATTTTAAATCCCGTACAATTGACAATGGTATGACCAGATTGGTCATTGCTTAGTGGCATGTTAAATTGCAGCACCGTGCGCTGTTGATTTTGTGGGTCAATTGCAAAAGTGCCTGACAAATTGCTAACATATACTCTTACCATCGAATTTAAAACGGCCGGACTATAATTGTCAATTGCTCTTAAGAGAGAGGAATGCCTGAATACGCCGTCAAATTGTTCCAGGTATGTGGTATTAAACTTTATTATGGTTTGTCGTATTTCGTTTTCAATTTCTCCTTTTGAAAGATTTGTTTTGCTATCATTATATTTAAAGAACACATCAAGCGTCAAATTTATATAAGTAGGATCGACAAATTCTATTCCTATGCTTAGCACTTTCTTAGGTCTAAGAATAGCGCGAATGGCGTCTTCCTGAATATCTGAGAGTGTTAAAGATTCTGTTGGTTTTATACACAAAAAGGTTTTGCCATATTGAGGAGGATCATTGTCTTCTCCTCCCCATACCGCTACACTTTGTGCCGCAGCAAAAGATGCTAAAATAAGTGTTTTATAATCATCAGCCGTCACTGCGCGGTTTTGACTAACAAATGATGCTGGTGCGTTGAATCTTACGCTTTCAATATCTTCTTTGTCCGATCCACTGCCAGATGCGCTAACTAAGGTTATTGTGTTTTGACTATAATTATTATTTAGCACACTTACATTGTCTACTAAAGAAAATACGTTTGCGCCATTTGAATCAGCACCGCTAGTTGTTAGATATTCAATTTCAACAACACTTAAATTGTTGGGCCTTTTCCCAAATACGTCATTGCCAAAAGAAATTTGATATTTGCCATAAATATTTTCATCAGCAAAATAAATTTGTGAATTGCTGCCAGTTTCACCAATATTTGCCTCAGTGTATTTGGTATATGTAGTTGCGCTAGTTGATGACACCGAATCATACACACGAACAATTAGTGTGGACATGTCTATATTGGCATCGTCAATTTGATAAACAAGGCGTTCAGTAACACTGTTTACTTGATAGCGTTTTGTATCAACCGTGCCTTGATGTATATCAATGTTTTTTGTATACTGATTTGAGCCGCTAACATGTGGCAGTACGGTTTCATCAAGATTTACAAAATAATATGTGTTATCGTTTAGAACTGTTTTAAATCGCGTGCCGCGGGGCAAAAGTATACCACTGCTTTGAATGGGTACACTAGCTGCATATGTTAATGTTAATGTTAATCTGGCGGTTGCTGCTGATTTGCTGCGAGGTATATAACCAACCAATTTGGCATTTGAAACAACACTGCTGCGCAATTGCGCGCTATCAATAAATGTTTCGTTTAATGCCATGTGCGCTAGCAATGCATTGTAATGTGTATTGTACGCAAGAATATCAATAAGCTGATTAAGACCGCTTCCACTATAATTCCAATCTTTAAATTGAGAATCGGATGTAGAAAAATACGAAATTAAATTTGCTTTGATTGCATCAAAATCCAATTCGGTTACATTAAGTGTTTGCATTGTTTTGGTTTTGGTGTTAGCGTAAGCGGTCTAGATAAAATTGTACTTCTATTTTTTGATCATACAATACAGTAAATTCTATGTTTATTGCATACGCATTTTGAAAGCTATCATCAATAATTTCAACTCCAATATTTTTAATTCTTGGCTCGTCATTAAGCGCGCGCAAAATGGCGTCTCTTAAAGATATTATAGTAAACGCGTTGACCGGTTCAAACAGCAAGGTATTTACGCCGCCACCCAGCTCTGGATGAAATGGCCGTTCATACATGCCAGCTAGCACTAAGTTTTTAACACTTGCTCTGACTGCGTCAATATCAGTAATAGGGCGAATATCTTTTAATGTCGGATGAATTAAAAACGTCAAGTCCAAATCGGAATATAATCCAGTTTTTGCTACAACTGACGCTGCAATTGGTGAAGAATTGTAATCCGATAAACCTTTACTCATTACCTTATATTTATATCATACCGTCTTGCCTGCTTTGGGGCCACCGCTTACTACACGCACTTCGATTGCTGTAGCATAACTTGGTTTGGTTTTCCCACCATTGTTTGTGCCAGATTTGCTAATTGAATCGTACAATGCTTTGTCGTCTCCGCAATAATAGTCAATAACATTGTTTGACATGCCGCCCGTGTCATGAATCGTAACACGACCACTTCCCACTGGGCTCTGGTCTTTAGCATAGCGTATTTCAAGTACAGTTTTGCCTTTCCAATAGTTGCTTGCAACACTAGTGCCTTGCACCAGCGGAACGTTATATGCTCCATTAAACTGATCAGAATTTTGAAGTTTTCCAGTCGCAATTTCATTCTTTGTGGTAACATCAATTGCTGCATTACCATATGCTGTCATATACATTGGTACCCAATCACCAGATGCTGCGCCATTGCGCGAGTAATAAGCACGAATCACAGCTGTGTTGCGTGTTATTTCATTTTCAATAACAGATGTGCGACCATTATAGTCAACCTTTAAATCACCGTTCCATTCTGGGTGTTTACTCAATTCGTCTTGTACCAATTTTAGGTATGTTGCTTTATATTCGGCATCTTTAGCATCGTCGGCTGTGCGTGAAATGTTATCATGGTAAGAGTATGCAAGCGTATTGCATATGCCTAGCATGCGTATGTAATTTTCCAAATCTGTTGCGGCTAGTGCAGCAACTTTCTGCGGATCTTTAACAAGATGTTCTTTTAATTGAAATATAAATGCGTCATACCTGTCTTTTGGCTCCGAATCATATGTCATGTTTGCAACTGGAGAAGCTACACCTTCAACTGGTGGAGGTGGCGAGCCCAACGGTATTTTTGTTGGGCTTGGACGCACCGCACCGTTGGCACCATAGTTGGTAATTTCACACAAGTTTAATTGCTGCAAATTGTTAATAAGATCACCAATACCAACAACATCACCAAACTTATTGAGAATATCATTGGTTTTATCAACAAGATCTACACCAGTTAGCGTCTTGGCTAGAAACAGCGCTTCAGCTAGTGTTTCTTCTTTTGTTAATTTTATATTGACCAATTCACTAATGCGCTTGATGTTTGCATAGAGTGCCTCAAGCGCGCTAAGCTGCGCCATAATATCTTGTGCCAACGGGTTATTTAGTATCAATTGCTCGGCCTTTTGTATAGCTAGTTCCATAAGACGGTATGGAAGATTTTTGGCACAATCTGCTAATGCTTGCACCTGTGAAACAACCGTCAATTCACGAAGCGCAAAATCTTTAAGCACTTGTGTATAGCTGCTTTCGCTCTGTGTGCTAAAACTGCTTAGGCCGCTTTGCCCGCCTATTGCATATATTTTGTTGTTGATCAACTCAATGTTGTCCTCAATATCCGCTCTAGTAACTGCTATATTATATGTTGCAATGCTAATATCATCCTCGGCCGTACACGTTATGACTATATTATTGGCGCCAACACGCAAATCAAGTGTGCGGCTGTTGCTAGCTGTTCCTTCTATAATAATTTTTGCATTTTCATTTGTAGCAGCTGCCGTCAAAGTGGTTGCAATGCCATCATACGCTACATTTGCGGTGTAATTGTATATGTTAGGCGAAAAAGATGGAGTTAATGCGCCAACTGATATACCAAGAGCCGAAAGAGTATTGACCGCTGATGGCGCAGCGCGCACAACCGTAAGAGTATATGTAGCTCCTGCCACAGCTATTGTAAACACCGTGTTGCCAACATTTATAAAAGTAGCTGCACACGCTGAACCGGACGCCACCGCAACACCATTAATCGTAATTGTTTCACCGTTCGTAGTTGCTGTTACAGTGCGTGTTGGAGTTTCATATGACGTGTATGGCATATCTACCGTATATGCAAGCACACCTACATTAAAAGCTGGTGTTAATAACGCGCCAGCTGTGCTGGTTAAATTTGATAGTGGCATATTAGTTTAGTTTAATTTTGCTACCTTTGATTACCGCATCACCGCTGCTTACAACATTAATTCCTTTGCCTTCAACACTAGTGACACCTGTTGAAGAGTATGTTGAACCAGCACTTGAAGTTACGCTGATGCCTTTGGCCGAAATGGCGGTAGGCCCGCTAGATGCAATATCAATGGACGGCGCAGCAATGGTGCTCTTGCCAGTTGACACTGTTTTATTTTCGCCAAGCACGGTGGTCAAGTTGATTCCATGAATGGTACTTGTATTGGTGCTATACACATCGCACCGGTTTTCACCGCCAACAAAAAGAGTATTCTTACCGCTTACATGCAATGAATAGTCAGTGTGCACAGTTACCTTAGCGCTAGCGCCAATGTTCATTGCATATTCATCAGCAATTTCCATTACATATTGACCGCCCACTTTAGTACGGCGTACGCCTTTTACGGTTTCATTGTAATCGCCATTAACCTCAAGATTATAATTGCCATTGACAATGGTATTGCAGTTGCCCACCACGGTTATATTAACATTGCCTTCAACAGTAATGTTGTCTTCGCCATGAACCACTTTATAGCCGTTGCCATATACGCTAATTGTGCGATCGCCAGTGGAGTTAACCTCTTCACTGGTTCCACTCTTGTGTTGTCTTAGGAGCCGCTCATTGCCAAGAGTATCATCAACTTCAAAAATATGGCCTCCGCGTGTTTGCGTAACATTGTTAAATGGATATGTTGAACCATCAGTTGGCTGCGGCGGGCCCCATGTTTCATTGTTTGCCATAGGTGTATTTATTAAGCAATTATGGTACAAGTACTGCGAACCAGTGATATTTTGCGTGTCTTTGCATAACAGCCATTGCCTTCACGGCTGCCAGCCGCATTTGTATTGCCTTCAATGGTAGAAAAAGAACCGTTGGCATCGCTGTCGCTTGTGGCTATGCCAATATGACTAAACCCAAAAATCACAAGATCGCCAGCATATACTTTAGATGGGTTGGTAGTCAATTTGACAACACTGCTTTTGCTGCGTGCCCATGCTTCATAGCCGCCATTTTTAAATGCGCTTGCGCTTTTTGGGCGATCAGCTTCGCTAAACACACCGCTCTGTTGTATACACCAACAAACAAATGCTGCACACCATGGCGCGCGCGCATTGTATCCATCTGAATAACTTGTGGCTTTCCACATTTCAGCTATACCAGGTCCTTGGTTTTCTGTTGTCTCATATGTATTGCCAACCTTACTTTGCGCGGCTTGTATAATTGCTGTTTTGGCTGCGCTGTTGACAACTATTGGCGGCCCAGCTTGTTCAAGGCTGCTGCACGCGCCTCCAGTGCCTACCGCGCAGCCATTAAAGGTTTGTGCGCCAGTTGCTTGTGCAGCATAGCCTGGGCCGCTTCTAGCATTTATTGTTGCACCGGCTGGTGTATCGCTGCCAGCTCTGCTTGGAAATACACCGTGTGGATCGCCAAAACCTTGGCCAACTGTGCCCAATCCGTTGTCATAACCAGTGGCGCTTGGTATACTCCCAGTTACAACAGGATCTTGCAATTCGGTGCCATCTCTAAAGAAACCAAATACCCACGAGCCGGCAACAAGGCCAGTTGCGCTTTGGCCAATGCCGCTAACACACGGGCTGGTAACTGGCATTATACAGGTGGCCCATGGCAAATCTTCTTTAGGCAATTCGGCTGTGTCATCGGTGTGATAACCAAGACATCTTACACGAACGCGACCTTGTTGCAACGGGTCTCCTACATCTTCAACCACAGCCGTAAACCAATTGGTAATATTCATTATGCGCTATCTTTAATTATTTTTAGCCGAGTTGTATATACGCCTTCTTTAAACGAATGCACCGCTACCGCCACTATATATTCTCCGCTCAACGACAGGTCAAGTTCTTCAGTATTTCCTTTGTTTATATTTAAATTGTATTCGTTTATATTTGTTGATTTGGGTATTTCAATTTTTATTTTGCGGCCAGGATTGAGTATAAAGTCGCCAAATACTTCAATTTCGTGATTCATGCTTTCAAGATTGGCAAGATAAGATTTGGCGCGGCCGATGTTTTCGCTTATTATTTGCGCGGAACTTGGTTTGCCATTGCTGTTTGCACTGCTGTTTGTTGATAGCAGNGTGCGGCTAGCATCAGGAGAAGTTGTTAAATTCTCAGGTTTGGCTGTTTTGCCATTTGTAAAAAAGTTCATTGCTTCTCCATATCCGCTTTTGAGTGATATTCTATTTGCAGACACATTCTTATCTTTACCCAAATTAAATATCTTTGATAAAAACGATTTTTTTGCATAGTCAGTAATCACAGTTTTGTTTGCAAATCCGCCTTCGGTAGCTTGCTTTAATTTATCCAACTTGATGTTGCTGCGCATTTTTAAAATCTTACCCATAGCTTCTGCGTATGACTCTGGATTTTCTGGGCTATTTTTTAAAAACTGATGATAGCGATATGTAGAATATACCGGTGATTTAATCATGTTTGACAGCGACTTGATTAGCACAATGCCGTTGGAAATGGTATTGTAAACAAAAAAAGGAGCACCGTCGGCATCATAGGCTTTTTGTCGTAACCATTCTACTGCTTTAAGCGGGCTTTGAATGGTTATGACGCCGTCAAAGGACGTTGTACACTTGCCTACATTGAGTACGCGCGTTACATTTAAATCCTTTTCAAAAATGCGCTGAATATTTTCAACTACATTTCCTTTGACACTGCGGCTAATGCGTTTAAGCATACTTAGATAGCTATAATCGCTTACAGCTATCAAATTGTATTCTTGCACTGATATGCTGTTGGGTGTCTTTTCGTAATTGGGATATTCTTTTACTGTAAAATTTAAATTTACTAGCCGATCCGAGCCATTTCTCGTATCAATCTTTTGCAGTTTGACATTTATAATTTCTTGTCCGCTAATCGCAAAGTCTTCAAAGAAATTTACATTGTCGCGTATACGTGCGTTAAATATAATAACAGGAGAAAAGAGTTCTTCAGTAATGGTAAACGAAGTTATTAAACTCTGCATATCAACCGTCTTGCCTTTTGAATTTTTAATGCTTAACGTCTTTACCAAGTATGCACTTGGTATGGTTGCACTATTGTCGGCACTAGAAATACCTTTTGGTGTATTTCGCGTAACTGGTCCATTAATTTGATATTCGGCCATACTTTAAGATGCCAACACGGCAAAATACGTTTTTTCAAAATTGCGTATAAGATCTGGACGAACCACTTTTATTTTTCTTTTGGCGTCATTGTCGAGCTGTTCTTTTTCATAATAGCTGATATTAGGAATATATTGCCTAGCAACAACCGGTGTATCAGTATTATCATCATAGGTAGTGTATGTTAAGGCCGATGGCCATATTGAATTTGATGTATAATCTGATGTGGCCTGAAATATAACGGTTGCAAACCCGCTGTTTGCGGCAAATGTAACCAAATCCCAGTAGATGCCGTTGTAATACAAGTAGGTGACGGCATATGGTACATATACGTCGGGCCCGGAGGATTCGTAAAAAGCGGCATCAACCCATGCACGAGTAGCATTAGTAAACAAGCTGTTTAATCCATCGCTGGTTGTCACACGCGTTAACGTGTTATTTACACCTGGCGTTGTAACGCCAGATATATAGACCATGTCTGGTGTGTTGGCGGTAATTATACCAAATGCACTGTCCGGGCGTGTGACGGTTGAATCAAGTTCATCACGTTTAAAATATTCATAAGGAGCATACTTGTAATATTCCCATGAACAAAACTCCAAATGCGATGCTTTATGGTATGTTTTATTGCTAACATACGCATCCTTTGACAGGACGCCACTTAAAACCTGATCGTACGCACTGCCCGTTATGCCATTTTTAAAGCCATCAATTTTATCATATTGCGCAATTATACGATTTACCCATTCAATTTCAGCAGCTGCCACTGTGGCATAAAGTGCTAGTTGTGTTGGGTCGGTGGGTACAGCATCAAGACCGCCTGACAATGACGTTTTGCGCATATCCGCAACAGCTCTATCGGACATGTCAAGATTGCCCTCGCCTGTCGGAAATAACGGCAATATGGTTTCGGCTTTTAAGTAGCTGCTAATAACAGTGTGGCTATTAATTGCGGCTACAATTGCTACGTTATTGTAATCAAGTGGATAAATGTAAAAAGGATTAGCAAGTGCTTGCGTTGAGACTCTATCATAACGTGAGAAATTAAAAGTGACGTTATAGAGGCTTGAATAAAAATCATATGCTATACCGGCGTCACTCCCAGAAAGCTCCCAACGGTAATTATTTGGTGTTCCGATGGCTTGCAGAACCCATGTGTTTCCTGGGTCGCCTAGACTACCAGTTGTTGTGAATATCTCCTGGCCGATGTTTAGCGAAGGGACCCCATTTGTGTCAATTACTTTAACTAAAAATATACTTTTGTTGTCGTTCAAGTCAAAAACAACAGATTCATACAGCTCTGGATTTATAACAATGCTTCTTAGGCCGTTGATATTGCTGTGTGTTATTTGGGAAGAGGAAGCGCTGTCATATGTTATACTAATATTATTACCGTTGCTTCCAGCCTCAAGAGCTGTGTATAATATTTGGTTGTTTGTGACAGCATCTCCAGTGGTCAATGTAGCTGCAACAGGCGTCACCGCCGCATGGTTAACCCAATTTAATTTAAACTCCTCGCAATTCAAAAATGCATTTTTGATTGCGCTTGATGTTTTTCCGGTGGAAATTTCAACAATATTATAAACCACCAATTGCATCATGGCATAGTCATACTTTAATATGCTTGCAGTGTATGTGTTGCTGATATCAGTTATTTTTATTGATGGCGCATATTTAGAATCAAGGGGAATCACCGAAAAATCGCCGCGGCCTTGAACTAGAGAGCCAGCATATGCAAGTTCAGGCTTAAAGATTATTGCACTATAGTCATCATATTCATTGCTAATCATTTTTTCAAAATTGGCAGCTGAAGATGGCCAAGAATTGTTAATTCCAGTTTTTAGCTGGTCATTTAGAATGAAAAACGTCCAATAGTAATTGGGAGTGCCATATAATTTTTGAGATATGATGTCTGGGCGATCGCCATCTTGTATATCATAAAATGTATAGTATGAAACGGAGTCCTCATTGATATTACTAATGTCAACCGTTCGTGATATATCGGTTAGAGTGACAAAATTGCCTTCTCCAGATATATCATATTGTAGACTTGGAAACTTTGAAAAAAAAGGATTAGCCATATTATTAACCTAATGTTGCTTGCACGAGTGTTTGCGTTGCGGTGGAAGATGCCGTACTATCATTGCTTATATCACTTTCGTTGGATGGCATATTGTATGTAGCCACAAAATCTTGAGCTAGCGTCTCCTGTCTCCCAGGTGTCACAACAAGTTTTTGTATATCATCCTGTGTAAGCGCACGCGATTCAATGAATGTTAATGTCATTGATGTATCAAGAGGCGATCCGTCTACTCTCCACATGTTGGCAATACTGTTATATGTGCTTGTCATTGTGGTAAGATAACAGCCTGGAAATATTTTTGGCAAAAACGAAATTTCACGCCCGTCACTAGCGCCGTTAATAAATTTTATGTTCCATGTTGGAGGGTATTGCAACTGATACTGTGTGCCTTTAGGATACAGTCCAAGACGAAATGTTTTTAAAATGTCGGCTATCAATTTACTTTCGGCCGCGGTGCTAGCAATAAATTTAAATTCAAATTGATATTGGCGTGTAGCTGTACCAGTAAATTGAGTTGTTATATTTTTGTTTAGCGTTGCACCAATGCCAATGCTAACACCGGCTTTAATTTCCGTGGGCGCGCCGCTAAGCTCAGCTAAGCCTTGAGCCAAGTTTCCCAAGCTTTTGGGCATAGAAGCAACCGCGGCTTTAGCTGCGCCCACCGCTCCATCTTGTCCAAGTTTTGCAATTGAAGCTCCAACAAAGCCAAGCTCAACGTCATTGTATGTAGCGCCATCCGCAAACGAAATATTCATTGGAACTGGCATATAAATATATGAAGTGACTGATGGCGTGCCATACGTGCTACTAAATTGTATCATTGGGCGATTGGTTGAACTGGCCAATTCCATTGGATATATTAAAGGTGTGGGCATATAAATACTATAACTATTTATATGGCTTACCGCGGCAAATTTAATCCTAAAAATCTTGCAAAATATCAAGGGGATTTTCACCGTATAGAATACCGCTCATCATGGGAGCGTGCCGTGTTTAAATGGTGCGACAACAATGATGCAATTGTGCAATGGAGTAGCGAAGAAGTAGTTGTGCCATACCGCTGCAAAACAGACAATCGCATCCATCGCTATTTTGTGGATCTTAAAATTACATTTAAGAATGGTGACACATATCTGGTTGAAATCAAGCCAAAGAAAGAAACGATTGAGCCAAAGAAAAAAACACGCGCCAGCAGAGGTTATCTTACCGAAGTATTAAAGTATGTAAAGAACATAAGCAAATGGGAAGCTGCGGCCGCATATGCGCAGCAGCGTGGATGGAAATTTGAAGTTTGGCATGAAGATACGCTAAAAGCACTGGGTATACGCTTATTGCTTAAAGGCTAAGCCATATAAATATACCTGAGTATATGGCCATCAACACTCCAGGAACCAGCTTTACTTTTGAAAAGTATCATGATAAGTTATCAGCGAGTGGTATAGCTGCGCGCACAGATGCGTCTCGAGCGTGGTTCTTTGACAAGCTAAAGACGCTAAGCAATATTAATCGCCGAAAGTTGCTTAAAGACCAGGCTCTACACAGTGCGCCACGCCCATTGCCTGGGCGCATGTTTATGTTTTTTTATGACCCAAAAGGCAAAGAACAATTGCCATACTATGACCGCTTTCCGCTAGTGATTATGGTAGGCAAAGCCAAAGGCGGTTTTTACGGTCTTAACCTGCATTACCTACCCAATCGTTTGCGTGCAATATTTTTTGACAAGTTGCTATCATTTGCCAACAACAATAAGTATGATCAAAGCACCAAGTTTAAGTTAACATACAATATGTTGAGCGCTGCAAGCAGTCTTAAATACTTTGCGCCGTGCTTTAAACATTACCTGTTTTCACACCTGCAAAGTGTGCCTGTTGAAGTGCCATCCACAGATTGGGAGATTGCGGTATGCTTACCAACATGGCAATTTGTTGGCGCCGATAAGACCAGTGTATGGAAAGAATCTCTTAAACAATTTTAACCATGCCATCAACATCAATTCAAGACCTGCAAAGCACCATCAAACGTCATGCAGGATTGTCGCGTGACAATCGGTTTCGTGTTATAATATCAAACCCAATTGATGGCGAAGATGGCAAAGACCTGTCTTTGCTCTGTGAGAGTTGTACACTGCCCGGACGGCAAATAGTAACCACGGACTTTTCAGTGTGGCGCAACGAAAACAAAATTCCCACTGGCTATACTGATGAGGATGTTACTTGTGTATTTTATTTGACAAACGACTATTATGTTAAAAATCTTTTTG